AAGGCTTACGAGCAAATGCGTGACCTAATGATTGCTGAACTTGGCTCTGGCGATACGCTAACAGCGCCTAGTGTTTTGACACAAACAATTAGACTTCTACAGTTTGCTAGTTCCTACGCAACTTTGAGCACTAACGAATCTACAGGAGAAATTAAAGCCATTCTTGATTCGCCTTCTTGCAAAGTTGAAGCGTTGATGGATGATATTGACAATGGAGACTTTGGAGATGACTCTGTTGCTGTTTCTGCTGTATCAAAGCAACTTATCAATCTTCTCAGCGCAGAGATGACAAAGAAAAAGATTCCTCACGGTCTTATCACTGGAGACCAAGATGAGGATGAGCGTCAGAAGGCTATTGACGATTTTCAATCTGGTGCAATAAAGTGGATTTTGTTTACAGCACAAGCAGGTGGTGTAGGTATTACCTTGACTGCTGCTCGTCGCTTGATTATGCTTCAGAGGCCGTGGTCTCTTGTAGACCATAAGCAAGTGCTAGATAGAGTTCATAGAATCGGGAGCGAGATACACGACTCAATTGTGATTACTGACTATGTAACTGAAGGAACAATTGAAGAACGTGTGATTCAAGTTCTTGAAACTAAAGCCGACAACTTTGAGCAGATTGTTCGGGACAAAGACCAGTTGCTCAAACTTCTACAAGATGACAAGGCGGGTAAGTTATGAGTGAAATCATTAGACTTTCAAACTCAGAGTTACAAACATTCAAAGATTGTCGCAGACGTTGGTGGCTAAATTACTATCGTCGCTTACAGCCAAAGCAAAAAGATATGACTGGTGCGCTAGCACTTGGAACTCGTATCCACGCAGCCTTAGATGCTCACTACGCACAAGGCACGCCTCTCCTACAGGCTCACTCAGAACTAGTTGAGAAAGATAAGCAACTTCTTCTTGCCGACTTTAGAGATGTCAATGATTTAGAGACAGAAGCCGAACTTGGACGCATCATGCTTGAAGGTTATGAGCAGTGGGTTGAAGAAAACGGAATTGATGCTGAACTTGAAATGATTTCAACTGAAGAAAAGATTGTTGCTCCATTGTTCAATGGTGCTGTAGAACTTCAGGGAAAACTTGATATGCGTGTTCGCCGTAAGGCAGATGGAGTTCGCTTGTTCCGCGATTTCAAAACTGTTGGTGGTTCACTGTCAGAGTTCTCAAGCATGGCTCATATGAATGAGCAGGTTATGACTTATATGCTTCTTGAATCTTCAAAGTTTGATGAGAAAGAACGCTCAGAGGGTGGAATCTTTACTCTCCTAAAGAAGGTACGTAGAACTGCGGCAGCAAAGCCACCTTTCTATGACCACGTTGAGATTAGGCACAATATTTTCACTATGCGTTCTTTCTGGCAACGCATTCACGGAACTATTGCTGACCTAATGAGAATCAGAACAGCACTAGACGCTGGAGAAAATCCTGCGTTCCATGTATATCCACGAGCCAGTAGAGATTGTAAGTGGAAATGCCAATTTTTCGCTATATGCCCAATGTTTGATGACGGAAGCGCCGTTGAACAAGCACTTAGCGATTCGTATGAGGAAAAAGATCCTTATGCGTATTACGACACAGACAAAACAGGAAGCGAGTGACAATGGGCGAAATTCAACGCTCTTTAACGGTTATGGTTTACGGCGAAAGCAAAGTTGGTAAATCAACATTTGCTGTAACTGCACCATATCCTCGCCTAATGCTTGACGTTGAGGGCGGGCACCGATTCCTGCCTATTGTTGTCAAGTACTGGGACCCACTGCGAGAAGAACCACCAATTGCAGATGGAAGTTGGGACACCGTTGTAGTTCAAGTTCGGGACTACGACACAGTTATTAAAACCTATCAATGGCTACAACTTGGAAAGCACCACTTTAAGAGTTTGATTATCGACTCAATCTCTGAACTCCAAGTTAAGTGTATGGACAGCATTGCTGGTACTGAGCAGATGAAGATGCAACAGTGGGGCGAACTACTTCGTCACATGGGTGGTCTTCTACGCGACCTCCGCGATTTAACTATGCACCCAACCAATCCTCTAGAGGCAGTAGTGCTCACTGCAATGTCAAAGACTTCGCAGGATGGACGTCATCGTCCTTACCTACAAGGTCAGTTGCAGATTCAAGCACCATACTTCTACGACATTCTTGGGGCTATAACTTTGGAGCAACACCAAAGCATTGACCCTATGCAAGCACCACAAAAGGTGCGACGTATGTATGTTGAACGTACAAACGAATACGAAGCGGGTGAGCGTGTCCAAGGACGCCTCGGCGCAATCGTTGAACAGGAAAATTTGTCAGTTGACCGAATGTTAGACATGATTTTCGGACCACGACAAACAGCAACAACAACAACTAAGAAAGAGGTAACAGAGTGAGTACTCTCAATTGGAGCGATCTCATCAAGGAAGCCGGCGAGACTGGAACCTACGATGCTCTGCCAGACGGTGACTACGATTTAGTAGTCCTTGAAGCAACAGCAAAGGTTTCACAGAGCGGCAAAACCATGTTCGCAATCAAGGCACAAGTTGAGGGCGGTGCTCACAATAAGCGTCTTGTTTGGGACAATCTCGTTGTATCTCCAGACAGTCAAGCAGCATTAGGTATCTTCTTCAAGAAGATGCACGCTCTTGGTTTGCCAAAGGAATACTTCATGCAACAGCCACAGCCATCAAACGCTCAGATTGAGCAGATTATTGTTGGTCGTCGCTTCCGTGCTCAAGTAGGAACACGTACTTGGCAAGGACAAAAGAAGAACGAAATCAAGAACTACTATCCAGCAGTTGCACCGACAACAGCAACACCTGTAAGTGCCGCTGCTCCAGCACCTGCACCTGCTCCTGCACCAGCGCCAGCACCTGCTCCAGCGCCAATTGCAGCAGCACCGCAAGCGCCGTTCTAAATAAATAAATGTGGTTATTAGGTGCTGTTCTTTCGGGGAAGTAAGTCCAGCACCTAATAATCCTTAAATAAAGGAAGGTTCTATGAAAGTATTTCTTACTGGATGTACAGCATCACACGCATCTACATACTCCAATGAAAAGACACCTTCCTTTGCTGGAATTATCAATATGGCCCTCACGGAGTTGGGTTGTGAAGTTGTTTGGGATAGCCCATCAGTAACGTTTGATAAAGAGTATTTGTCTCAGTTTGACTCAGTAATAGTTGGCGTTTCTTCACCAACAAATGTAACCTCACACAGAATTTATGGCGCATTGTCCGTCATCAAACACGCATCGGAGTTAGGCAACCTTTCTCTATTTGTAGATACCCCTGACCCACATAAAATTTACGCTGGACTTAGAGAAATATACCTCAACCCACAATCTTTAGTAAAACCTTTTTATTCAAAAAAGCGTGAATACAATCAGGCTTTAGAGCAAGAAAACTATGCCAATATCTTTTCTGGGCTTACTAAGTTATTCACAGAGGCTTGGCCAAAGACTATTATTCCTGCTTACCCTTGGTCTAAGCCAGAGGTTATTTCTAAATACATACCAACCATAGACAACAATAAGTTGTTTCTAGTTTCTCCAGATTCTGTGCTTTTAGAAATTCAACGCTACAGAACTAAATTAGTTGATGGTGATTACTGGTGCTCAGACAGCCAAAAAAGTAAGTGGGCGCTGAGGACATTTGAGAATATTACTAAGCCTGTAGTAAATTACAGACAAAGTAAATGGGAAGCAAACGAAGACATCTTAGAACGCTTAGATAACTCCATTGGAGCCCTTATCTCAGTCTACAAAGATGGAAACCCTTGGTGGCTTCCTAGCCTGTCTCAGGCGCTCTTTGTGGGCGTCCCTGTGGCTACTGACTGGCGTCAGACAGTTCATCTAGGTAGTGAGTGGTCAATACTTCCTGCCGCGATAGAAGAACTAACGCCAGAAAAAAGACTTGAACTAGCAAGACGGCAAAAAGAGTTATACATAGAAACATTGCCTTCTTGGTCTAAGGTCAAGGAAAATTTGGGCAATGTATTGCTCCAAAAAACATACACAATCTAAAAGGAGGAAAAATGTCCGACGCAGATATGGACTGGGTAAAAGAACAACTTACTCAGAACAAAACTAAAAAGGCTGTAGGCGACTCTGTACTCAAATTATTAGAAGTCTGGGAACAGATTAAAGAAAAGAACAAGTCTATGAAAGTAAACAACTCTAAAGATATTGTTGATATTTTTGGAAAACTTGCTCTAGGCCATGCTCTAGTGCCAGAAGATAAAAACGAGAAGTGGGTAAAGGCTCAGGCGGGAGCAATTAAAGTTGCTGACACTGTCAGAGTTATGTACAACGCTTTTGATGAAGACTCTGGAAAATCAGCAATGAATGGCCGTAGAGGCAGAGTTGTTGGTGTTCGATATGGAGACATCATTGTAAAGACAAATGATGGAAAGACCCCTGTCATAGATGGAGCACACTTCAAGCCAGAGAACTTAGAGAAACTGGTCTAGCAATGAAATCTATTACTTACAAGTTTGGTTTTCTTGCTGACAATAAGGAAGAAATACTAAACACAATTACGGAAAAGATTTCAGCATTTGTGGACAACGACTCTGAAGACCCGCTAAGGTACGTCAACTATGAAACAACTGTTACTGACGCAGAAAAAAGTAAGAGTTACCAAGTAGAAGTTATAGCGAGGATAAAAGATGACAACAGATAATTCAGTTCCAGAACAAAACCCTCTGCGGGTTGAAGCCCTCAGAGAAGCAGCAAAGATTATTTCTAGTGACCGCAATAAGCAATATGGAGCACCAGAGGATAATTTTGATAGAACAGCAAAGATTTGGTCTGTAATTTTAGGAATCCCCATAAGCAACGAAGATGTAGCAATGATGATGGTCGGGCTAAAGGTTGCCCGTTATGCATCTAAATCTGGATATCAACCAGACACATGGATTGATATTGCTGGCTACGCAGGTTGTGGCTACGAAGTAGGAGCGCTTGAAAACAAAAATAAGTAATCGAATGCTTGGGGAAGGTATTTCGTGGCTAAAGAGCCTTGGACTTTTAATCAACCGTTGTGCGCTGAAGTTGGAGTCGAGTTCTTCTACTTAGAAGACAAAGATGACAGGTCTGTTGTTGTCTCTGTTGGAGACTACACTGTAGCGAAGCAAATATGTAAGTCGTGTATTCACTCAACCGAATGCGCTGATTGGGCCATAAAGCACGAATCTTTTGGCTTCTGGGGCGGTCTTACGCCTCAGGAAAGAAATGTTATTAGAAGGCGTAAAGGTATAAATGTTGATGGCGTGGCAGCAAATCTAGGATACTAAAAGGAACTAGAATTGTTCTATGGCAGCCAAACCTGTTGAAGTGCCCATGGCAATATGTGAGATGTGCTGGCTAGATGAGCACGCCCGCTGGGAGCCAGAGAGCATGAATGAATCTGGAAGCATCTTGATGAAGTTAGTGGGAGTAGATAGCCCAGAGATTGTAAATCACGGATGCGTAGAAATATGCTGTATGTGCGGGACAGTAACTATTGCTGGAATCTACTCACTAATGGACCCAGGGACTGTTTACTTTTTTGATGAGGACTCCTCAAAGAACTTTGAGTTCAATTTGGATAATGTCATAGACGACGATTAGTAGGGACGCAAGTGGCAAAAGACGCAAGACCAGGACAAGAGTTATGGATTGAGTGGGACGGCTCTGGCTATTCTTTTCAAAACCCAGAGTCAATTGTGTATTACACGATAGATCATATTGATATTGAAAACGAGTTAGTCAAACGTGCCTTAGCCTCTGCCCTTCAACGAGATGGGGTCTGTGACGGCCTAGGAGACGCTTTCAAGGCTGTAGAAAAGGGAATTGTTAGTAGTGGGTGGGCTGGAGTCCTAGAGGCTGATTTTGAACTTATCGCTTGCGATGAATTTGGCGAAAGTGATTATGGTGATATATTGGAGAACATTCAACCAGTAACTTGGGCTGAAATAGACAAATAAAGTAATAGTGTGTTTAGTCGATAGTTTTATAGACTATTAGAGTAGAGTTATCTATGTGTGGAAACCAGTAAATAATCTAGAGTGGCAACGCAATGCTCTATGCGCTCTTCCTGAAAATCGGACATACATAGACCACTTTTTCTCCCAAGATTTCTCTCAAAAATATACGGCTAAGAACCTTTGCTTCTCCTGCCCTGTGCGTTCACAGTGCTTACAGTGGGCTCTTGAGCATCGTCAAATATGGGGAATCTGGGGAGGAAAAGATGAAGTTGAAATTCGTAGAACTCTTTCTGTTTCATATCTTGGAGAAGAAACTAGACGACGCAGATTCCCGAATTGTCCATACTGCACTGCACGACCAAACAAACTAGAAACTTCTGTTGCTCAACTAGACACGACTGGTCGTTGGACTACAGCAAAAATTGTTACCTGCACTGAGTGCGGTTTTGCTTGGAGAAGTCGCACAAGTGCGAACGCAGTTGATGCCTACAAAGTAGAGCGAGCAGAAAAACTTGCTAAACAACAAAAGGAAAAACTAAAGAAGAACCGTAAACCTAGGAAATCTTCTTCAACCAAACCTGTTGATTAGCCTCAAGGAGCGATGTCTTATTCCAATGAGCAACTCTAAAAGCATCTACACCAGCCTGAGGTCTATCTTTTACTGGTAGATGAGCGCCCCATCTGTAATCATCAAAAGCAAGAATTCCATTGACTTTTAGATAGTCATACCCATGAATTCCATCTTTGAGAACAGCCATTGCTGTGTGGTCAGCATCTACATAAACAAAGTCAAATTGTTTGTCGTTGGAGGCAAAAAACTCATCTGTAGTCATTTTCTTTTTAATGAGTCTGCCTTCGCCAAGCCACTGGGAGTTTTTCTCATCATAGACAGACTCAACGCTTTGCCAGTTCATCTTTTTATGTTCTTCTTCATCAGAGCCTTCCCAGGTATCAACATCTGTAAGCGTTGACTCTGGATGAGTAAGAACATTCTCAAAGAGCCACTTGGTGGCATCTCCTGTGTAGGCTCCTAATTGAAGAAAGTCTACTTTTACATCTTTGAACTTAGATAGGTAAGATGCAAAGTTTTGGGAAGCACCGTTAGTAGTAAACCAGTTTGGATAGTCATTATTTGTCATTTAGTTTTGCCTCACAGAAGGATAGGTTTGCTATTAGTCTTTCTTTATCTTTTTCAGGTCCTAATTCAAGGGCCTTCACAGCGTTTTCATACGCCTCTTTATACATTCCCAAATTGTAAGCAGATATCGATGCTAAATCATATGGAGTAAACCCCCACGCTTCAGCCTCACAGAGATACTCTAAAGGTTTTTCTTTTATTGCTAAAGCAATGTTTGCGTGCTCATAGCAAAGTTTCCAGTCACTAGTGCCGTAGTAGTGTTTAGCCAAATCAATGTGCGGCTCACGTCTGCCTGGTGCTTCTCTTACCGCTAAGGTAAACCACAACTCTGCTTCTTCTTTATTTATCTTTCCTAAGTAGCGCATAGAGGCAGCACGCTCTGGTGCCCAACGGGCTTTAGGAAGAGACAAATGACGTTTGAACTCTGCTGTTGCTTCAGTAAATTTGTTGTAGAAAAATAACTCTCTAGCGTAATAAAAAGCATTTCTATCATCTGTAGGACCTTCATCTACCGATGCTTTGAGCAACCCTAAATATTGTCCACGAGATTTAGTATTGTCTGCGTGATGCTCCATAGTTGCACCAGTCCAATGTTGAACCTCTTTTAATCTATCTGTAGTTAAAATTTCATGTACAGGATGTTTCCAAAAATATCCTTGACGTGCGTGAATCTTGTCTCCACCAAAGGTAAGACCTGGAGTTCCATCATCATTCCAATTCCAGATGTAGTTGTAACGTGGACGAGTTGCTCCTGCTTCAAATGCTTTCTCAAGTTCAGCACGCCATCCTGGAAGCATAATTTCATCCATATCTAGCGGGACGCAGTAATCCATATCTGGTGGAACTAAAGCCAAAGATGCGTTTCTGCCTTGATCAAAGCGCCAAGGTTTTACCCAAATAGAAACAACATTGATACCTAGGGCACGGGCTTTTTCAACCGTGCCATCCGTTGAGCCCGTGTCAGCGATAAGCAAATAGTCTGCCTCGTCTTTTACAGAGTTGTACCAACGCTCAACAAACTGCTCTTCGTTGAGAGCAATTGTATATACAGCAACTTTCATCTAAACCCCTTTACTAAATCTGTAGAACAGTATATTACTCGTATAGATGCATTTCTTCAGCATCAACCCAAACTTTATTTTGAGCATATGGAATATTAAGTTCTTTAAGTCTTTTTTTTAATTTTTTTTGTGCACCTTTTCCATAAAAAGTCTCGTATTCCATAGTCTCTACTCCACCAAATTTAGGGTTTGTTGTGACTAAAAAAAATTCTGCATAGGGACACCAAGCGGCATAAACTCCCCAAGAACCCCCACCTTGCCATAAAACTTCCCATATGTCAACATCTTCTATTTGCATTTCTCTTTCGTAATGCCATTTAGGGTTGGGAGGTAAGACTAAAGAGTCAGAGTTCATCCAATTAGGGTCAAAATATTCGGGTTCCCAGGGGGCTTTTAGAATATTGTGAGTAGTTCTAAAAAAAGGCATAGAGTCACTATACCAAAATAAAGACACTCTTATGTAATAAAACTCTGTATTTTATACATAAAGTGATACTATTGAAGCAAGGAAAAGGAGAAAAAATGACAATTGGTAGATTTTTTCCAGGGGATTTACAGCCCACTACGACGGTTGCTGGTTGTATAGATATTTATGAGAATGCTTGGCCTGACCCTGAAAAGACAATAGAGATGGTTGAGAGTCAGGTAAACACTGCTGGTTCAGGGATTTTTTGGAGTAAGGCAACAACTATAGGTTTTGGTAAAAATCAAAATGCAAGAACTAATTTACATATGGGTGTAAGTTATTTTGCTAGGGAAACTGGAAGTCCAGTTATGGAACATATTCACAATCAGATGTATGTTTTACTTATGGCTTCTTTAGAAGGGTATCGTAAAAGATACGGAATACAAGAGCAACTTTGGCACGAAGATTACAATATGTTGAAATATAAAGGCGGGACTGAATATAAGGCTCACTATGACGGGGACACATCTACTCGTAGGTCGGTCTCAGCAATCATATATCTTAATAAAGATTATGAGGGCGGTCATGTAGAGTTCACTAATTTTGGAATAAAAATTAAACCTGAACCAGGAATGCTTTTACTGTTTCCATCAAACTACGCATATACTCATATTGCTCACCCTGTGGTTAGTGGAACTAAGTATGCTTTAGTAACTTGGACTCAAGACCAACCAATGCAGATGTAGGAGATACAATGATAAAAATACATAAAACAGCAAGTACTTCAGTTCCTGCTTTTACTAAAGATAGATATGTTGCTGTAAATTCAGGGCTACCTAAAGAAACTGTTGACTTAGTTACGCAATACGCTCTTTTTGATGAAATCCAAAGATACAGTCCTGAAGCAGAAGGGCTACAAGTCCCTGGTGCTCATAGTAAGTATGCTGACCCGTTAATGGAAACATTGCTTTTATCTCTTCATCCTACTATTGAAAAGTACACTGGATTGAAGTTGTTCCCAACCTATTCGTATTATCGTGTGTACCATCCTGGAGATAAATTAGACCATCATCTTGATAGACCCTCTTGTGAAGTTTCTTTAACTATTTCTTTCGAGTATGACTATAAAAATAAAAAAGGATATACGTGGCCTATTTATATAGATGGAACTCCAATTTCGCTTAAGCCTGGAGAGATGGCTATATATCGCGGCTGTGAACTAGACCATTGGCGTGACCCTTTTGATGCTCCAGAGGGCTCTTTTCATGTTCAAGCATTTCTTCATTATGTAGATGTAAATGGTCCAAACGCATCTTTTAAGTATGATGGTAGAGAGTCAGTAGGAACTATTAACAAAAATACTTCTACAACTCAGAGTTCTGTTACGCAACGGGCTTCCAACAAAAGTTACATTGAATACACAAATTAATCTAATCAGTAGTCAGTACTAGATATGATTGTTGTTGGGGTTAGTAGATTCCATAATGCTTCAGTATGCCTTATTAAAGATGGAGAAATTCTTTTTCATATAGACAATGAAAGACTTTCTAACATTAAGTATGACTGGTATCCCTTCCTTGCTCTATCAAAAATAAAAGACTATGTAGACCATGTAGATGTAGTTGCAATTGCTGGAGTCGGGCCTTTAGTTCCTGGAGAGTATTTTGAAGACACAGATATCTACACTACATTTATACGTAGATTAGGTAAAACATTTTTTAATAATAATATAAAAGTTTATAACTACAGTATGGAACACCACCTCACTCACGCTGCATCTTCTTTTTATTCTTCTGGCTTTTCAGAGTCACTATGTATAGTAAAAGACGGAATGGGTTCAGAGGTATATTTAGACAGTCCTATTTTTCAAAAAGGAACTTTTGGTAGACAGATAATGTCTGTTTTTTCTTCTTCGTACCCAAATAACTTTACAAAATTATATGAAGAAGTTGCAGTTTCGTTTGATACAGAACCGATTACTGTAGGTAAGACAACTGTAGTAAATAATTATGGAGAAGCCTTAGCGTTTGAGGATGCTGCTAAGACTTTTGGATTCCATGGCTTAGATGCGGGAAAAGTTATGGGTATGTCTTCATATGGAAAAGAAAATAAAAATATACCACCTATCTATGTAGACGGAAGAATAAATAAAAATTTATTTGTATATGATAAATCTTCACTGAAAAAAAGAAAAATAACTTACACTAAGTTAAAATCTTTTCAAGATAAAGCAGATTTTTCTTATAAACTACAAAAAGAAACGCAAAGTGAAGTAAAAAAACAAATTCTTGAGTGGTATGAAAAAACAAATATTAAAAATATTTGTTTGTCAGGTGGGTTCTTCCATAACTGCGTTGCTAACTACGAATATCTTTTAGATTTACCTAAAGAGATAAATTTATATATTGAACCTATTTCTGGTGATTCTGGGACTGCTTTAGGTGCTGCAAAACTTGCTTGGCACTCAGAAACAAAAAGTACAAATATCCAAAAACAAAAATCTTTATACTATGGTCCAAACTATAATTATGACAAAAAATACGTAGAAAAAGTTGCTACACAAAACACTATACAAAAGAATGTATCTTCAAGTTATGTAGCAAAGTTGTTGTCAGAAGAAAAAATTGTTGCTATATATCAAGGGTCTTCCGAGGCTGGCCCAAGGGCACTAGGTAACAGAAGTATTCTTTTTGACCCTCGTGTCATTGATGGAAAAGACAAAGTTAATGTAGTAAAAAATAGAGAGTGGTTTAGGCCGTTTGCTGGATCTGTTTTAGTTGAAAAAGCCAAAGAATGGTTTGATATGAGAAGTTTAGAAGAGTCTCCATTTATGATGTATGCCGTAAATGTTTTAGAAGATAAAAAGTTATTTATACCTGCAATAACCCATGTTGATGGTACTTGTAGGGTACAAACAGTGTCTAAAGAGCAAAATAAAAACTTTTATAAACTTATTGAAGAATTTTATAAAATAACAAACGTTCCAATAATTTTTAACACTTCTTTTAATCTTGCTGGAGACTGTATAGTAGAAACTATTGAAGATGCTATCAGCACCCTCAATAGTTCTAAAATAGACTACTTATACTTACCAGAACTTAATTATTTAATTTCTTAAACAGGATAACGAATAATAACTACGCCATGCCCGCCAGCACCGCCAGCGCCACCACTAATAGGGGCAGTTGCTGTTGTACCTTGGCCACCACCACCGCCTCCACCTAAACCATTTGTTCCTGCATAGCCATCATTTGGGGTAGTGCCATTAAAAAATCCACCAGCGCCTCCACCAAAACCAACTGAAGCAGCGCCATTCGTGTGAGAAGGTCCTCCTCCACCAGCAGAACCTCCGCCAGCATAGCCAACAGAAGAGCCAGAAATTGAACTACTCAGCCCTACTCCACCTGTTCCAGCACGAGCAGAACCACCAGCAGCACCTGCGCCACCAGCACCGCCACCACCAGAACCTGTAAATGGAGGAGACTGACTGTTGTCTCCGCCTTTGTTTCCATAACCTGTTCCACCACCACTTGGGCCTTGTGTGGCATTTCCGCCAGGTGCCGCAGGTGTTGACCCACCGCCACCGCCTCCACCACCAGAGCCGCCAGGTAAACCAAAAGCAACTGGACCACCTGGGCCACAACCGCCAGCACCGCCACCTAATGCAGTGATGCTATTGAATGTAGAGTTTCCGCCATTGTTTCCAGGCGATTGAGTATTTCCAGCAGTAAATGCAGCACCAACACCAACACCCACCGTGTAGGCTTGAGCAGTTACAGCACTTGAAGTATGTAAAACTAATCCACCAGCACCAGCACCAGCACCGCCATCTGAGCCACCTTGATTTGCACCAGCGTTTCTAGACCCACCTGAGCCACCACCAGCCAGAACTAATACCTCAACGTTGCCAGCACCGCCAGCAGTAAATGTTTGATCTGAACCAGTGTAATTAAATGTATGAATACGGTAGCCACCAGCAGTTGTGATTGTTCCACCAGTTGAGGTAAGAAGACTTCCTGCCCTACCTCCACGGCTTTGAGGTCCGTATGCACCTCTTACGCTACTAATAAATGGCATCGTCTTTTTTCTCTCTCTTTATATAAAATCTAGTTATCTAGTGTCTAAACAGGATAACGAATAATAACTACGCCGTGACCTCCAGCACCACCAGCGCCACCATCTTGTGGCGCTGCACCAGCACCACCGCCGCCACCGCCACCTAAGCCGTTAGTTGCATTAGCACCATTCATTTGTCCAGTGTTATTGTTAAGCAAACCACCAGCACCACCACCACCAGGGCCACCAGAGCCACCAGCAACAGAGTTACTAGAGCCTCCGCCGCCACCTCCACCACCAGCATAGGTAATTGAAGAGCCAGAAATAGAAGATGCTAAACCAGAACCTCCAGGAGCAACACGGCCAGAACCACCAGCAGCACCAGCAGAACTTGCACCGCCTCCTCCAGAACCAGAATAAGGTGGAACCTGACTGTTGTCTCCGCCTTTGTTTCCATAACCTGTTCCACCACCACTTGGGCCTTGTGTGGCATTTCCGCCAGGTGCCGCAGGTGTTGACCCACCGCCACCGCCTCCACCACCAGAGCCGCCAGGTAAACCAAAAGCAACTGGACCACCTGGGCCACAACCGCCAGCACCGCCACCTAATGCAGTGATGCTATTGAATGTAGAGTTTCCACCGTTATTACCAGGCGACTGAGCGTTTCCAGCAGTGAACAATGCACCAGCACCTACACCAACCGTGTAGCCCTGAGCAGTCACAGCGCTAGATGTGTGAATTACTAATCCACCAGCACCAGCACCAGCACCACCGTCGGTACCTCCAGTGTTTGCTCCAGAATTTCTAGACCCACCTGAGCCACCACCAGCCAGAACTAATACCTCAACGTTGCCAGCACCGCCAGCAGTAAATGTTTGATCTGAACCAGTGTAATTAAATGTATGAATACGGTAGCCACCAGCAGTTG